TTCAATAAAACACTTGACATTTGATAAATAGTACTGTATAATAGATTACATGAATGTGTAATCACTAGGCTAATAAAAGACTTAGTACATAGGCACAACATAGGCTAATAAAGGAGAAATAATATGGCTACACTAGCAGAAATACGAGCAAAACTCGTAGAACAAGAAACCCGCAAATCATCCGGATTTGTTTCCGATAACGCAATTTATGCATTTTGGAATATCCCGGAAGGAACAACCTCAACATTAAGATTTTTACCCGACGGCGACGAAGAAAATACATTCTTCTGGAAAGAACGACAAATGATTCGTTTAGCATTTCCGGGTGTTAAAGGACAAGACGAAGGACGTAATGTTACTGTCCAGGTTCCTTGTGTAGAAATGTGGGGCGATGCATGTCCAGTTCATGCAGAAATTCGACCTTGGTTTAAAGATCCAAATTTGGAAAACGAAGGTAGAAAATACTGGAAAAAACGTTCATATATTTTTCAGGGATTTGTAGTAGATGGATCACTACAAGAAGATAGTATTCCTGAAAACCCAATTCGCAGATTTGTAATTAATCCATCTATTTTTAAGATTATTTCTGCGGCACTAATGGATCCGGACTTCCCGGAAATTCCAACCGATTATGAAAGAGGAACAGACTTCAAACTCACCAAAACACAAAAAGGTCAATATGCTGACTATTCGACTTCGAATTGGTCACGTAAGGAACGAGCATTAGATCAAGTAGAACGTGATGCTATCGAAGCAAACGGGCTATTTACTTTAAATGATTTTATGCCAAAACGTCCTAGTAATGACGAAGTAAGTGTTATTTTTGAGATGTTTGAAGCATCAGTTGCAGGCGAACTTTATGATCCTGACAGATGGGGAGCATTTTACACACCTCCAGGAATGTCAAGAACAGAAGGTGGTAAACATCATGCAGTGACTCCTACACCGCAGGTTGTTACAAAACCTACTGTAGTTTCAGATAACCCTGCGGAGGCTGTAGTTCCTAAAGAAGAAGCAACCACTGAAAACACTGAAGAAAAAGGTGAAAAACCTTCAGCGGCAGAAATTCTTAAATTAATTCGTGAACGGAAAGCCCAGGCTTAATTTTAAAAATTAAAAGGGGGAATAACCATTCCCCCATTTCTATGGAATAATTATGACTAGACCATTTGATGTATCAAAATTTAGAAAATCGATCACAAAAGCCGTGCCAGGAATGGCAGTAGGTTTTAGTGATACTGTAGATTGGATTAGTACTGGTAATTATGCTCTAAATTTTCTTATTTCGGGTGATTTTCAAAAAGGTGTACCTTTAGGAAGAGTTACGTGTTTTGCTGGAGAAAGTGGTAGTGGTAAAAGTTACATTGCCAGCGGCAACCTAGTGCGTCATGCCCAACAGCAAGGCATTCTTCCTATTATACTTGACTCTGAAAATGCACTCGATTCAGACTGGCTATTAGCATTAGGAGTAGATGTCGCCGAAGATAAACTTATGAGATTCGGTGTATCTATGGTTGATGAAGTTGCTAAGTTTATAAGTGAATTTATGAAAGGGTATAAAGAACAATTTGCAGATGAGCCCTATGAAGATCGACAAAAAATATTGTTTGTTGTTGATTCGTTGGGCATGTTACTTACACCTACCGATAAAGACCAATTTGAAAAAGGAGATATGAAGGGTGACATGGGTCGTAAACCCAAAGCACTTACTTCATTAGTACGAAATTCCGTTAACTTAATTGCAGGTAATCCAGTAGGAATTGTTGCTTGTAATCATACATATGCTTCGCAGGATATGTTTGACCCTGATGATAAAATTAGTGGAGGACAAGGATTTATATATGCCTCGTCAATAGTAGTTGCAATGCGAAAACTAAAACTTAAAGAAGATGAAGCAGGCAACAAAATAACAGATATACGTGGAATACGATCGGCGTGCAAAGTAATGAAAACACGTTTTGCAAAACCGTTTGAAAGTGTACAAATTAAAATACCATATGATACAGGAATGGATCCGTATAGTGGCTTGCTTGATTTGTTTGAAAAAGCAGGCGCTGTTGTTAAAGATGGCAATAAATTATCGTACAATAAACCAGGTATTGAGCCCATTAAAGAATTTCGTAAAAATTGGACAGATGAAAAATTAGAAATTATTATGAAGGATTTTTCCTCCTGGACAGATAAAAGTGAACCCGAAGAACCACCCGAAGAACCACCCGAAGAACTAAATAACTCAGTTTCAACAAAAAAGGAGGATACTAATGAAAATGACGGACGAGGAAATTCATCTGATACATGAGGTATGGGAAGTTGTATTATCATATATTTCTGCTAAAGATGCAGAACTAGTTTGTGAAGAACTTTTCGAAAAATTCGAAACCGCTGGTTTTGTGATTGAGGATAATGTAAAAGAACTAAAAGGAACCGATAAAGTAATAGATAATGTTTTAAACAACATGTACTATATCGACGAAGAAGAAGTAGAGGAACCCGAAGTATACGACTATTAATATGAGTTCATGGTATAATAAAACAAAAAATAATTTATCTGAACTAATAAATTGTATTACTTTCTTCGAGTTAGAACTTGATAAAGCAAGACTCGAATGTGGTATGAAAGGTAATTTGGAAAGATTATCTAGAGAAATGCCAGGTATTGTAGAATATAGATTTAATCAACTACAAGAAATTGAAGCAATTTTAGAACATCTTAATATTGAATTACGAAAACTTCGTTCAACAGTATTTCGTAAATTCACTGAACATTACAACAAAGCATTGAGTTCACGAGATGCTGAGAAATATATAGATGGCGAAGACGAAGTAGTTGATTTTAATCATTTAATAAATGAATTTGCATTGTTAAGAAATAAATTTCATGGGCTTGTTAAAGCCCTCGATGCTAAACAATTTCAAATTAATAATATAGTTAAACTGCGAGTAGCAGGATTAGAAGATGTAGGATTATGAATGTCGAGCACCGCTGATTGGTGGTATAACGAACGGTTACCTGAATTGCAAGAAGAAGAACGCAAACAAAAAAACGCAAAAACGTTACTTGAAGGCGTAGAAGAATTTAAAAGCAAAGCAAAACAGGTATTGTTAGAAAAAACCAATAAAAAAGTAAAAAAAGTTAAAAAAAGTACCAAAAAAGGTTGACTTTCTTACGGCTAGAACGTATAATATATACATACTAAAGAAAAGAGTTAATTTTAACACTAACCGAGAAAGCAATATGCAAGTCCAAGCTAGAATACACAATGGAGAATACGGTGGTAAATCAGTTAATGATTTAATTTTTCCGTTAGTAAAAGGATTTAATGTTGGTAAGAATGGTGGATTTATTACGGTAAACGGAGCGCATGTTCCAGGTTTTCCAGACCGTGAAATCCGCATTAAACTTGTTAGTAAGAACGATTACGAAGTAGTTAACTCATTCCAAGCTCAAGTAGAAGAGAATTCAAAAGAAGAAACAGTCGAAGTACCAGTAGTAGTTAAACCAAAAAAGACCGATGAAGAGCGTATTGCAGAAATTGCAGAACGGTTTAATATTTTGGATGAAATGACACAAGGATCAATTGATGGTGTTGTACGTGGGATGATAGTAACAGGACCTCCAGGAATTGGTAAAAGTTTTGGTGTTGAACAAGTTATTGAAAAGAACAGTTTGTTTGATAAACTTGCTGATAAGCCAGTACGTTACGGAACTGAAAAAGGTGCCGCAAGTGCAATTGGTTTGTACCAGTTACTTTACAGGTACGCTGACCCAGGAAGCGTGTTGGTACTTGATGACTGTGATAGCATCCTTTGGGATGAAGTTAGTTTGAACTTGCTGAAGGCGGCACTTGATTCAAGTGCAAAACGGATGATTAGTTGGAATACAGAAAGTGCGGCACTCCGCAGAGAAGGTGTTCCGGAGAAATTTGAATTTTGTGGATCAGTAATTTTTATTACAAACTTAAAGTTTGATAATATTAAGAAAGGTAAACTGAGAGATCACTTAGAAGCAATCCTTTCAAGATGCCATTACTTGGACTTGACGCTCGACACAATGCATGATAAATTGCTCCGTGTAAAACAAATTGTTAAAGC